AAAAAACCCGACCCGCACCACCTGTTGCATAAGGTATCTCGGCATATGCGCCAAGCCCGAACATCAGACGGCGGCAAGTTCTTCCGCGTTAAACCAACGCTGCTGGGCCACCCCGGCAACATCAGTCCACTCCAGCAGGCACTGCACCTGCCCCTCGTCCGTCATCCGCATCGACTGGATCGGGCCTTCCGGCACGACGGCCACAACACGAACTACATCACCTTTTTTAAACATGGCTCACCTTACACAGCATCGAGGCTGAAAGTGTACGTCACGTTAAGCGTATCGCCCGAAACCACCGAGCGGTCGCCGGGGGAGGTGAAGTCCGACGCGGAGAACAGAATGCCGGTGCTGCCACCCTTCGTGCTGTTGCTGATGAGGAACGCACCGCCGATCGTCGCCGTGGCGTTGATCGTGAACGCAGCCGGAGAAGCCGAGTTCGTGGCAACCGAGGGATCAGCCGTGGTCGGCGTGCCGAACGTGCAAGTCGGGCGGGTCGCGTTGCTGTAGGGGGTGATCTCCGTCCAGCCCGCGTGCGAGGACGCGGTGTCGCCAGCCGCCGGGTTGTTCGACGACGCCGCGCCATACAGGCCGAGGTACCACGTAGCGGTGTAGCTGCTTCCCGTGAAGTACTTGGCGTTCATGTCCTGAAGACCGACGTTCACCACGAGGTTGTGGCTTTCCGCAGTCCACTTCAGGTTGCCGTCTTTGTCGCGGCACTCAATATGGTAGACACCACCAGCACGGGCAGCTTCAACGGCACCCAGCGTGCGCGTCAGCGTCGCGGCAACGGTATCTCCGGCTTTGGATTGCTCTTTATTCATAAAAACTCCTTAACTCAACCGAATGATTGCAGAGGTATTCGTTGCGGACGGGAACTGCACCTGAAACGTCGTAGTGGAAGTCTTGTCCGAGCCGAAATCCAATACGCAAACTGCGCCGTTAGCGCCAGCTTTGTAAATCAACGCTCCTCGGGCGGTGAACGCTCCCGACCAAGAAACGTTATTAAAGGACAGATAAGCGGTGCTGCCGCTGTTTCCAAAGGTCGGCGCTGGGTTGACGGTGAGGACCGAACCGCCCGCCGTATATCCGGAAGCCGAAACTTCGCCAGTAGTTGTGTAGGCAGTCGTGTCTTAATCAAGCGTAGCCAAGTTGGTATACAACGCGATGTAGAACGTACCCGAGGTGAAGTTGAAGCTGCCGTTAAGCAGCCCCGTCTTGAACACCTTGCATACGGCGTTACCGGTGAAACTCATGGCTTCACCTCAAAATTGTTGTGCTTACGAAAATTGTCTACCCCCGGTATAACTTGCAGATTATTCGGTACATGCAGCCCCGATACCAACTTCCCCTGAAGCGGTATAACATGATCTACATGCCAATCAAAACCGAACATAGAGGTCCGCATCGTAGCGAGTTCATACGCCTGTTCAATCAACCATAGATCATCCGGCGTCAACCACGCGGGGGTGCGTTGCAACTTTGCCGCGCGCCTACGAGTTTCTTTGGCGTTATGCTTATGCGGGTAAGCCTCTCTATACAGTTTATTATTTTCCGAATAACGCTGCTTGTTGCGTAAGTAGTAATCACGAAAATATTGCTTACGCAGGGGATTCTTTACGGCGTCATACGCTCGTTGTTGAGCAAGTATACGTTCTTTGTTGTTTGCAGAATAAGCTTTTTTGTATTGCTGCATACAAAACTTACAGATGCCACGACGACCATCCTTGCTTCGTCCGCGATGGAAATCAATCAAAGGCCGATCAGTTAGGCATTTATAACAACGCTTCATCACGTCACCGCCTGACGATACTGACCCGAACGGTAAGCATCCTGACGTTCCATGCCGTCCCCGAGACGCTTCGCCATACCGAGGGCTTCCTTGTATTTGGCGTCGTAAAGCGCCATCAGGTCCGCTTCAGGCTTCATGAACGTAGCCGCTTCAACCAGCGAACCATACAAGAGAACGGTGTCAAAGTTGTCACCCAACCACGTCTGCCCATCCGCAGCGACTGTAATCGACTCAGGATAAAAGAAGTAATGCAGTTCCACCGTGTAGGCGTTATCAGGCGTTGGGCCGAGGATGAACGATAGCTCATCAGTCAGCGCAGGGGGTGTCGCGCTCGTCGTCGTAGGACCAAAAAGCGCATAGTATGCCGGAAGCCCCGTATCCGTCGGCGTAGGAAACGCTTCGCGAATGAAGTTAACATCCTTGTTCAACAGATACTGATACGCACCAGTCCCATCAACAGCCGCCAACGAGTACACGGCGAGGAAGTCGTTAGGGGCAGACAGATACTTGTTGTTGGCCGACGTAGTGCCCACCACGTTCTTACGAAGCGACGGGAACTGCACCGTGTTGAAGATACGCTGCTCGGCCTGCGTGATGAACGTATTGATCTGCTCGGCGCTGGTGAAGTCAACGGCAGAACCCGAGCTACCTGTAAACGTGGTAGTCGGGAAATCGTTCTCAAGGGTAGCCTTGATCGTAGTGAACAGCGTGGTGTAGTTCACGGTGCTTCCTTACGCCATCGGGCCGCGAGCCATGACACCTTTCGTCGCAGCACCCGTGCCGCGAATCTTGATGCCGGTGGTCTTCACATCCTTCTCGGGGTAGCCGTTGTTGCCCGTCGATTCTTTGTTGGGCTTCGGCACCTTGTACTTCGGCTGGGCGGTCTTCATTACTTGCTCCGCTGGTTCATCGCACGCGCGACGTTACGGCCAACCTTCTTCATTTCCAGCGAGGTCACGCCACCCTTCTTGAAGGTGGGCTTCTTGCCGGGGTGCATCCGTTTTTCGTGCTTACGCACAGCCGCTTTTCCGTCCATGTTTCGCTCCTAAGAAACTACCACTGTTACATCACCCAGCGATATCGTCATCGCCAGAACATTCGGTGTAAGCCCTGCGTCGTTAGCACGAGCACCGCCAACGGGTGCCCAGCCCCACTGAATTATACGGCTTCCGCCTTCCGGCGTCCCGTTTGCCAGCGGCCCAGTGCCGGTGGGGTCGATCTGCAGCCCGCTGTTGCCCGAGGTCTGGTAGCTTACGTCCGGGCGGGGTTCCCGCACCGCCTGCGGATCGTTGACGGGGTAGAGGCCAAGCGACAACTGCGGTTGATCCGGTTCCCAGCAGGTCTTGCAGACCTTAATCTTGACGTTTTTCGTCTTGATTACCAGCTCTTTCAGCTCTTTCAGCTTGTACCGGAACCCGCATCTATCGCATTCCGCGATAGCAAACTTGCCGGAGGAAAACTGACTGGGCATGTCAGCCGCCTATAAACTGCTGCCGGGGCACAAACCGGATCGGGGCTTTCTCCCGGTCCTCATCCGCTGCAAGGGCAAACTGCTGCTCGTAGTCTGCCTTCAACTCCACCCGGCGCGCAGGGTCCACCTCGGGCAGCTTCATCGACAGGTAATAAGCCAGCCCCGCCACCATGCAGTTCAAGAACCGGAAGGGGATGTCCTGTCCGTTGATACCGTTACCCGCGTCCTGAATCCGGCGCAGCCGCCAGTAGACGAACGTGTAGGTCTGCGAGTTATCCGGGGTCGGCCAAACGTGGAACTTAGGATAGACGACGGTGTTTGTGGAGTCCGTAGCACCCGACAACCGCTGAATCCACACCTGAATCGGGCGGCCTTCCGCGTTCTTGTTCGGGATCATGGCGTAGGTCGAAACGCTGATCCGGCTGATGTTGATGTCGGTCTGGTTCTGCCCGGTGCCCGTGCGCACGACATGATCGAGCAGGTCAATGGTATCCACCGGGAGGTCGTAGGTGGCCTGTTGGTACGTGAGCACTTGCTGACCTTGCTCAATCGTCCACATATTGATACCACGATTGGCCCATTCGACCGTCAGCAGGTTCAGCGACCGACGCGCCGTGCGAAGATCGTAGCCCGACCGCAGTTCACGCCCGCAACGCTCAAACGCCTCTTCCACGCAGGAAGATAAATCCAGATTAAAAGAGGATGTTCCTGAAGTTTTGTAACTCATTGGACCCTCTCGACACGTATGTTTTTAATCATCCCGGAGTTGCGGAGAGCGTAAAGAACCCCCGAAGGAGTGGCACCAACTGCATTAGCTGCGTCCCGCAATGTGGTGTAAACAACCCCATTAATCCGAACTTTCACCACCCGCGAGGAGGACCGATACGTGGCGGAGATACTTCTACCACGCCTTACACGCTCGTCCAACGACCGTTCACGCCCTAAATTGGCCGCGCGCGCCCTTGCTATAATATCAGGAGAAATACCTCGTTTCTTAGCGCTTATCGCTATATTGGCTTTGTGCTCTTCGGTGAACACCCGCCCTAACGAGGACATGCGCAGTTTTTCCCGATGCTCGGGGGATAGCGGTTTACCTCGCTTTGCCAATACTTTAGCTTCTTGACAGGCGGCGGACACACCGCGTTTTTTTGCTGCTGCAGATAACCGTTTGCGCGTTTCGCTACTTGGATTGGGGCCACCCTCACCC